GAGATTTATTTTAACATGTAATTACGTAGAAAAGATAATCGATCCGATACAGAGTAGGTGTCAGACATTTGGTATTACGCCGCCAAATAAATCATTAGTTGCCGAACGGCTAGTATCTGTTTTAACGGATAAGGGGATTGAATATGATATTAATGACGTTGCTGCAATTATAAATGCATCATATCCGGATATACGTAGAGCAATTAACTCAGCACAAAGCCACGTTGTTGAAAATAAATTGGTTTTAGATAAAACTAGTGTCGTACAAGCAAATTATATGACTGAGATTTTAAATATATTAAAGTCACAATCGGCAGATAAAAAAACTGCATTTACAAAAATTCGTAAAATTATAGCGGATAGTAAGGTTAGAGATTTTACGCCACTATATACATTTTTATATGACAATTTAGACGAGTTTGCTATAGGCCATATTGGACCAGTTATATTAATCATTGCTGAAAGTCAATTTAGGGATGTGTCTGTAGTCGACAAGGAGATTAATGTAATGTCAATGTTTGTTAACTTAATTAAGGAATTATAAATAATGAATCAATCAAATATAAAACAATCTGATCTTAAACCAATTACTTGCGAAAAATGTGGATGTTATTACTTCCGGCAAGTTATGGCTATTAATAAAGTTTCAAAATTTATCACAGGCGGTGATAAAGACACAATGGTACCAGTACCAGTTTTTAGATGTGATGACTGTGGGTTTATCCCAGATGAATTTAGACCAGTTACAAAATAAAAGAATAAAAAATTATGAGTAAATTTAAAGTTGGCGATAAAGCTATAAAAACCAAAGGATATGAATTTCCATGTACTATCATATCAGTATTTGAAACACTTAAAGGAGACATTCGTGTCGTTGGAGAAATGGATAATTATGGGTTGTTACATATATTTAATGAATCACAATTAACTAAAGTAGAAAAATAATAACTATAAATGGCTATCTATCGAGATATATGTACGATTGTATTCAAGACCAGCAATAGGAAAAATGCACGTACTAAAATCAAAGTTTTTAAAAATAAAACGCCAGATGATATTCTTAAAGTAGATAAACTAACTGGAATTCCTATTAATGCTATTATTTTAGAAATTGGTTTTGGACAGCGGTTAAATGAAATATACAAACATAAATACAAGCTATAAGTTATGAGTGATACAAAAAAAGGTGCTACAATATTTGATTTTATTAATGGATTAACTCACAAGAAAAAGAAATGGTCTGAGTGGTCAGAAGTAGACCAGAAAAAGTTTTCGCCATATATGATTAATCGTTGGTTGTCTATGCGAATCGAGTTAGTAGATTTTATTAACGAATTGCAACAATATACAATTGGTCAATTAAGACCATCTGAAACATATCGTTTATATCATGATTTTTTACCAGAGTCAAAAGCTTTTGCAAAATATATAAAAGGCAAATCAGATAACAAGTATGACAAACAATTAATATCACAAATTGCAGAGCATTATCAAATCAGTAAAACTGAGTCTACTGAATATATTGAGTTATTAGATTGGGATAGTTGCAATTTTTTGTTATCTAAATATGGGTATAGCGAAAAGCAACGAAAAACAATGTTAAAAGGAGTAAAGAAAAAATGAGTGAAAATCAAGAAACTGCAATTGAATATTGTGAAAGGTTATATCCAGAAACTACAAATGAATTTAAAGTGATTTTGGATGAGATGTACGATACGTTCTGTAAGAAGCAACGTAACTATGGGCCGGGTAATATTTCGGTAGGAACATCATTGGATACTGAAGATGATATTAAATTGGCATTAACCGGTCTTTGGTTCAGAAAAAATGATAAGATTCAAAGATTGAAGCAATTAGTTGTACTAGGTCAACCAGATGAAGTGGGAGAAAACATACAAGATACATATGAAGATTTAAGTGTATATGGAATTATTTCGCAAATAGTACAACGAAAGAAGTGGGCTAAATAATTTGGAATACAATAAATATTTTCATATAATTTATAAAAAAAATTATGGCAAATCATGTATCTACATTTATAACAGTTGATGCTACTACTGATATAATACAACATCTTAAAGAAAAAATTTTAACAAATTGTGTGCATGATGGATTTGGTTTGGATACTAATTCATCATTACGTTTATTTTCAATGTTATATCCAGACTGGCCTACCAAGAACGGAGAACCAGATTGGCCGGATCGTTCATATATGTTGGAGAATGTAGGAGCAAAATGGTGTTTTTTAGAAGATTGCTACGTTAATAATGATGATACAATCATGGAACTTTCTTTTACTTCAGCATGGGATGCTCCAGAAAACTTGTTTTATGAGTTTGCAGAATATGTACGAAATTTAATTAAATCACCAACATCTGAATTTGAAATGGAACTTGCCGCAGAAGATGAAGCACTTTTACATTTATCTGGTGGATTTGCAAACCGATTTGGTACGGAATTTATATGTGATTATGATTGTAATTTTAACAGACCCGATGAGGGAGATTATGAAGAAACTGAACATCATGATCTTGCGTTAGACGAATTCTGGGATGCTGTAATAAATTATAAAAACGAACTTATCAACGAGTGTAAACAAGAACTAATAACATATCCATAGTATGAAATCAGGATACATTAATCCAATATATAAATTATCATTAAGCGATCCCAAAACGGTACCAGCGAAAATTTCATATTCGCAGTTCTCCATGCATGAAAAGTGCCCTAAACAGTGGGAGCTATCATATATAAAGAAATTAGCACCATATACTCAAAATATCAATACTGTTTTTGGAACGGCATTCCATGAGACTTTACAAGAATATTTAACTGTTTTATATACACAATCTGTTAAAGCAGCAAATGATTTAGATTTAGATAAAATGTTACTTGATAATATGCAGTCTGAATACATATCTGCTGTTGAATCTAATGGCGGCGAACACTTTTCAACACCCGGTGAATTAAAGGAATTTACATTAGATGGTATTGCTATATTAGATTGGTTTATTAAACGCAGATCTAAATACTTTTCTGCAAAGGATTGGGAATTAGTTGGGATCGAAGTTGAATTGTGTACTCCGGCATCTGATAAAAATCCTTCAGTGTATTGGTATGGTTTTTTAGATATAGTAATACGTAATACTAAAACTAATCGGGTCGTAATTATTGATATTAAAACTAGCCGTATGGGATGGAATAAATATCAAAAGGCAGATAAACTAAAAGCAGCCCAGTTAGTTTTATATAAACAATATTATTCTAAGCAATTTGGATTTCCATTAGAAAATATTGATATTGAATTTATGGTAGTTAAGAGAAAAATTCAAGCAGAATCAATGTTCCCGCAATATCGGATACAACAAATAAAACCAGCATCTGGTAAAGTTACTGTTAATCGAGCACAAAAACAAGTTGAAAAATTTATAGAGTCATGTTTTGATACTAGTGGAAATCGTATAGAAACAAGAAACTATCTTGCGATTGCTGGCAAGGGCGCAAAGCATTGTAAATATTGCCCATTTAAAACTGATTATGAAAATTGCCCAAAAGAGGGTAGAATTAGAGAAGAATGATGAATATTGCAGTTATAGGAAATACTGGTTGGCAAAATAAGCGAAAAGTTAAAGATGTTATTTTTCAACTTAAACACAAATATAGTGACTGTACTTTATTAGGAGCAGGCGGCAAAGAAGGTGCGGGATTGATGGTTCGGAAATTTGCATTAGAAATGGGATTAGATTATAAAGAATACAACCCATCATTTTCGGGATATAATTTATATTCTGCAATGCCCGAATCATATTATGGTAAGAAATATCATTTTAGTCAATTACACCATCGAATAACATTACTAGTAAAAAATAGCCAGTACATAATAATACTTGCTAATGGTGAATTAGATATTGTAATGCAAACGGCATATAAATATGCAAAAAAATTAAATATTCCGGTTGTTATTTTAAATTAGAATATTTATAATAAAGTTATAAAAAAAGAAAGAGTTGTATGGAATTACCAAATCTTACACGAGCTACAAACAGAAAAAAACGTAAAATTTTATTGTTATCTGATGACTTACGATTGCCATCTGGTATTGGAACAATATCTAAAGAAATTGTATTTAACACAGTTGACGAATTTGATTGGGTACAGTTAGGAGCTGCACTAGATCACCCAGAACATGGTAAAGGATTAGATATATCTGTGGAAATTAAACGAGAAACTGGTATTGAAGATGCCTCCGTTAAAATTATACCATGGACCGGCTATGGAGATCGTAATATTTTAATGGCATTAATTAATGCTGAAAAGCCTGATGCAATTATGCATTTTACCGATCCTCGTTATTGGACTTGGTTGTATGCATTAGAACACGAATTAAAAAATACATTTCAAATTCCAATTATTTATTATTCGATATGGGATGATTTACCATATCCGATGTGGAATGCCCCATTTTATGGTAGTTGTGATTTAATTATGGGTATTAGCAAACAGTCTCATAACATTCATAATGAAGTATTGCGACAAAATGATTTTTCTGTTACAGACTTAGATGAAACGAGTGTAAAAGAATCTGTTGATGCAAATACAATTTTAACTAGCTTTGTGCCCCATGGATTAAATCATAATAAATTCAAAAAAATTGCAGATACTGATGCATTATATCAAAAAATGTTTAATGACATTAAAACGGGGTATAATGTAGATTTTGTCGTAATGTGGAATAATCGAAACATCAGACGAAAACAACCAGGAGACTTAATATTAGCATTCAGGGAATTTAGATCTAAATTACCAGTTGAACAACAAGACCGGGTAGCATTACTAATGCACACTGCTATCGTTGATGCAAATGGCACCGATTTACGTGCTGTATGGAAAGCCGTTGCTCCCGAATGTAAAATTATATTTTCAGATAAAAAACTTGGCTTAGATGAACTTAATGCTATGTATAACGTAGCAGATGTGGTAGTTAATATAGCTTCCAACGAAGGATGGGGACTAAGTAGCACAGAGGCAATGTTATCCGAAACACCGATAATTAACAATGTAACCGGAGGATTGCAAGATCAATGTGGATTTCTAGATGAAAATGGAAATTGGATTCGATTCAGCGGCGAATTTACAACTAATCATGCCGGAAAATATAAAAATCATGGTAAGTGGGTTAAACCAGTATTTCCATCAAATCGTTCATTACAGGGGTCTCCACAAACGCCATATATATTTGATGACCGGGTAGATTATAAAGATGTAGCAGATGCTATTCTTTATTGGTATAATATGGATGAAAGTGAAAGAACTCAATGTGGAGAGTCCGGCCGCAAATTTTGCCTAGAAAATGGATTAACGGCTGAAATGATGGGAGCAGCAATGAAACAATGTATCAATACGTTATTTGAAATTAAGCCGAATAATGCAATTAGATATACTTTAAAACCAGTTACGCAAAATCAATACGAAAATATAGGAATTATATAATGAGAAATGTAGTTATAACATCACCGGTGGCAACGCAGTCTGGATACGGGCATCATGCCAGAGAGTTTATTACAAATGCAATGGAATTAATGTCTAGAGATAGAGTAGGAGATGATGCATGGGATATAAAACTAGTATCCATGCCATGGGGGTCAACGCCAATGAATTATCCAATACCATTACATTGGCAAGAACGAATCATTGGCCTACCATTACAAGCGAAACCAGAAATATGGGTACAGATAACAGTTCCAACTGAATTTCAGCCTGTTGGAGATTATAATATTGGAGTCACTGCTGGTACTGAGGGAGATATATGCCCTGTGGAGTGGATAGATATGATAAATAAGATGGATGTTGTTGTCGTACCATCGAAATTTACAAAAGAAGTCTTTGAGCGAACTGCAAAAGATAATAACAAATCTATTACATGCATGCTGCGCGTTGTAAATGAATATTTCCGACCAGAAGTATACAAGAAAACAAAAGTAGATGATCTAGTAGACATACGAGGAATAGATGAAATACCCGAGTCAAAATGTTTCTTATCTGTTGGTCATTGGCTATCTGGTCAAATGCATGAAGATCGAAAAAATATTTCTGGGATGTTGTATACATTCTTTAATACATTTAAAGGTAAATCTAACGCACCTGCACTCATATTAAAAACATCCGGTGCTACATACTCAGTTATGGATCGATTTGAAATTACCAACAAGATAAATCAAATACGAGAATTATTTGGAAATAAAACTCTACCACACGTATATTTACTGCATGGTGATTTATCTGATGTAGAAATGAATTCATTGTATAACCATCCCAAAGTAGTGGCAATGGTTTCGTTTACTAAAGGAGAAGGATTTGGTCGACCACTACTAGAATTTTCAACAACTGGTAAGCCTATTATTGCTCCATACTACTCCGGCCAAACAGACTTTTTACA